GCACACCCGGATTCCAAACCTGTGCAGCTTGACAGGTCATCCATGACCTTGGGGGAACTTCTAGCCCTTGCGGGCGAGAAGAACCTCCGTCCACCAATACAGGCGGACGGACCCACCCACGATATCGGTCATCACTGGCCGATATCTCACCCACTTGGACCTTACTTTAGAGGTCCCTAGTGAATGCCTACTGCTCTCATACGGGATGTCCCTGCGGTTGGTGAACCACAGGAACAGAGCCCTTGAATCGTAGCATCTGACAACTCGGCCCTTAGAAATAAGAGCCCTGAAGGCAGGCTGCCATGGTCCAAACCCCTTTCCCTCAGGAAAGGAGCGTATGAGCCCTAGCCTATAACAGTCCCAAACGTCTATAAAGACGCAAGAGGCTGTATCTAGGACCGGAGGACCTAACGGGAGTTTAAGCTCCTCGATAATTCGAGAAGCATATTCCCAGAGGGCGCCTCCGACCGACCCGAAGCTCATGATGTTATTCATGAACAGGACCCAGTCCCTTTTGGTCGATAACGACTTGAGGAACAACGGAGTTATTAGAAAACCTCCATAGGCATGAATCCCACAAGACTCACGGTAACAACCGTAAGAACATGCGGGGTGTTCCTGCGTTTGAAGGCAATCCTCGATAATTCCGCTAAGCCATGTGCCCAGCCCGTCTGGAGATCCGCTTCGGTCATTTCCATTCCAAGATGTTGAGAGGTTCCGTCGTGATTCTGCATCTTCAAGGGAAATTTCTCTCCCGAGTCGATCCAGACCATTCCGGACTCTCTCTCCATAAATTGGAGGTGGTAAGTACCGTCGAGAATCAACAGTCGGACTGCTAACATGGCTTTTCTCCTGGTTAACTTCGAATCCTAAGTACGAAAGTAAATCGTTGAGCGGCTCGAACAACTCTGTCTCGATGACAATATCGTCACCATAGACGGAGAAGCTCTTGCTACCCAAAGACTTACAAGCGGCAGCGAAAACCAACGTCTCAATGGTAAAGGTATAACCGTTACCCATCGACGAAAGCTTATGGTAGGGGTGTAAAACCCCATCCCTAGACTTCCAACAAGGAGACCGTGTAGCTAAGAAATAATCCACCCAACCTCTTGGAAAGAGGAGGTGAACTACATTCAGAGCCAAACGGTCACTTGCTGCCTTCAAATCAACGGTACACAGTTTCCCGTGTACTGAGGATTCTACGGCTAAACGTTGATTACGAGACTGGTCTGAGAGGTCGGTATTTAACCGACTCCTCAGTAGTCGCTTACAGTACGAATCGAATGCTAACTGAAGAGCAATATTGCCCTCAGGTTCGCAAGCTATCGTTCTGTGCGTTTTCCAGTTCTTAGGCACGAGTTCCACGCGATTATGGTGGATTGTCCTGAAGTTATAAGTATAACCCCAGAAGGCTGATAGAGCTCGCAGGTATATATGCGACCCGTGGGTGGCATACATAGTCCGCTTAACTCTACTCGCTCCTCCACTAAACCTACGTGGATGGGCTGCGGTTGCGCCGTTCGTGATCCTAATGTGCTGAGGTAACTCAGCATAGAAGTCGTTCACGGGGCCTAACGTACGGTCGATAATCTCTTCCATACGCCGCACTTTCTGAAAGAGCCAATCGCTTGGATCCCTCAAATAATGCACGTCCAGACGCTCGTTTGTTGCCCTGCATATCTCCTCACTTTCGAGGAAAGCAGCAAAAGCAACATCCGCGCACTTCTCATCAGAGAAGAGGTCGCACTTTTTAAAGAGTGCTTCCACCTGGAGTAAGACCTTAAGAACTCGATGACCATGAAATTCAGGGTCAAAGAGATCACTAGTGCATGCCAAGGAGCTGATGCTCCTCGACCGCACATATCCAAGGACTTTCTCCGTTAGGATGGGCCCAAGGATATCAGCGGAGTCAGTAACGAAGTGTCGACATACGTCATACACGACGGTCGTTGGTTCCATTGTGGAATCCTCCGATGGTTGCGGATACTGGGTGCCTACCTAAGTAACTTACGTTGCCGAGGTAGTTTACTTCTCCGATAGATAAATCTAAAGGAGAAGGCGATGGCGAGCCCGCCAATAGGCAGGCTTACCATTAGAGCGATGTCTAGAAAAGACATCACTCAACCCAGTTTTGGCTCGTGACCGACGCACCAAACTCGTCCGACGCGACAACGTCGCGAAAAAGGACGAGGCAGGCGGCGATGATGGTAGCGAGATCGCTACTATCAGCGTCAAGTGTCGGATAGCGAACCTTCGCTTCCATACTGACTTTCTGAGGCGCAACCCCACCATCGGCGCCGTTCACAGCTTGAACGACCGCGACCGAAAATTCGGCGATGGTTTGGTTGCCCACAGGGACCGTCCTCTTTTCAACCACAAGCTTCGGTTTCGAAGCAGTGTGGCTGGCGGAGGTGTAGGTCCTAGAGTTCCCGTTATCGGCAAACTCTGTGAGAGTGGCGCTTAATGACGCCATAGTATCACTCCTATAGCCGTTGCCGGATGAGCGCAAGTAAATCAATTATCTTGAACTCATCAAGCCGCAGCTTCATGCGAGGATATGCACTCACTGACGTAGGAACTCTCTTGATGATCGTCACAGTACCGCGGTAGCTGCCCGTCTGGACAGCATCCACGATAAGTGGCGACGAGACACCATCCAGCCAAGTGGAGCCATCAACGTCGAAATCGACGCGATAGCCCCCACAGGCCCGATAGTCTTTTACCATCAAGAGGAAAGACGCCGCTTCAAGCGCCTGACCAACGTTTAAGAGCCAGTCAAGAACGAAGGAAAGTTTTGTAACTTCCCAAGCGGTCGTGACCGGATTAAACTGAAAGTCAGGTATATCAATATCCGCAACGACGGTACCACGCAAGTTGGCAGTCCAGCTTAAGCTGGAAGACCACTTTGCAATGATAGCGGAGTTATGGGTAAAGATACCACTATCCCACGAGCCAGAGGACGTAAAGCCCTTTGCCTCGCGGTATCGTGTGCGGCGTGCATTAGCCTGAGCCAAAGCACCATGCAAGTCACGTATGTCGTACATGAGAGTACGCCATCCGTAACGCCCTTCGAGCCACAGATCATGTAGCTCGCCGGGGTTCCGCCCTTTTGCGAGGCGGTCCAGCTTGGTACCTATGCCGGATAACATCCGACGTAGTTGCTTCAACTCAGCGATGAACGTAAGAGCGTCCCAGCCACTGCTATAAATAGCAGCGGCTGCTTTCTGTACATAGTACTGAAAGTCTAACTCACCTACATAACTCATCCAGTTGACAAAATGCCAATCGCCCACAAGGGCTATGTCATTCGGGCACCAGGCATGAGGCAGGTAGGCGTAGTGCTGATTATTCCCAAGATCGCACCAATGTCGAGTCCCGACGTTAAGTCGGGCATCGATTTCGATGCGATCCCAAGGTGTCATCGGCAAGAGAACGCCTTCGTTCATCATCCTTTTCCAGCCAGGTGTACGTACGCCACTAGCGGCACGGTAACGTTGGGAAGTACAAACTTCAGTAGAGCTGATAACCCCAGAAGGGGCAGCAGCGCTACAAGAAGACGAGGGCAATTCTTGCACTCGGTATTCCCGTGTTACAAATTCAGTGTCGTTAATGGTTGGGTACACATGACCGGACATAGGGTTCCTATAGAAGATTAACTCGCAAAGTTAATCCAAGTAAGTGGAGCCGAGATGCCATGTAGTGCTCAACTACATGTAAGCCCCCATATGGGGCAAACGTCTTCCGCTCCAAGAAAACCCTGCTATC